AAAGGGCGGGAGTAATTACATTGGCCCGGCCCCGGCTTCCGAAGTCTGCTACGAACAACTGGTCTATCTGGTGATGCACGCCGAAGCCTGCGACGATCAGCCCGAGTGCCTGGAATGCAGCCGCTATCGGCGCGTCGTTCAGGTGCTCGTGAAGGAAGTCTTCGAACCGAAACCCCTGCCTCATCTGGTGGAGAAACTGCCCGAGGCCGCGTGACGAACGGCGTAAGCCCGGCGGCGGCGGCGCTGGCGAACTGCTATACCTGCGGTGGCCTTGGCGTGCGGCTGGATAAACGCCTCTGCCCCTGTGTGTACCGGCAAGTCTTCCGGGCGTGCATAAAGCGCTACCGGCAACTCCGGGCGGGTGATTCGAGTGTATTGAGGGCGGACGTGGAGCGAGTCGGGGCGGGAACCCGGCGCACGTTAACCGCCGGATTCAAGCGCGTGGAATACATGGCCGATCTGGAGACGACCGCCCGGCGTGCGCTCGAATCGTGCAACCCGCTATGGTGGGCCGTGTGGTTGTCTCACTATCTCCAAAATCAGCCGTGGAAGACGGCTATCTGGAGTGTCGGCCGGAAGGTTGGGCGGCGGATCGATCGCGCCGAGTTTTTCGCGGCGGCGTACATCATCGAGGAACGGCTCGGCAGGCTGTGGATGGAGTTGCAGCCCCACAGTATGTGGCCCCGTTGTTACTTCTCGGGCCGGCATCTGGAGGTCGATAACCTCGCCATCCCGACCGCCGAACTTGGCACGTCGGCCAAGAGAACCGCGCGCGAACTCGAAAAGAAGGCGGTCAACGAAAAAGCCCGGTTTCAGTACGGCTGGCGGAAGCAGGGGTGGGGCTGCCACACACCTCCGGCTCATCACCCCTGGCGCAACCTCCACAACCAAGAAGCACAACTGGCGGCGGCGGCCTGACAGTCTGCCGATAAACCACAAGTGAACCGCGCACTCAAAGCGCTGCCTCTCTTACTCGTAACTCTGGCGCTAACCGCCCAGAACGGGAATACCCCGCCGTCTCCCAAGCTGATGATTTATTACGGCGCGGCCTCGTGGACCTCCTGGCAGTGGATACCCGTAACCGTCGATCCGCCGCTGACTTTCACGGTCGACGCCGATGGACAGCACGCCCACCTGAGCGGCAACGCCATCACCCCGCGAACACAGCGGGACGTTTTCCTCAGTGCAGTCGGCACCTACACCCTCTCGCAAACGCCCGTCCCTAACGTGGCAGTCCAGGTCTATTTGAACGGCTTGCTGCAAGCGCCTTACAGCTACACGCTGAACGGCACCACGCTTACGTTCCTGTTCACCATCGACGACCCCACCCCGCAAATTCAGGCTTTATACGCCTACTGAGTTTTTCTGCCGATAAACCTAAGCGTGAGGGAACCGCGCCAGGCCGAGCCATCGCCCGTACTGGATATCGAGATGCACCCGGTAAAGAGCGAAGCCATCAAAGCCCTCGGTCACGACCGGGCGTCGAACACGCTGCGCATTGAATTCCATTCGGGCGGGACGTACGACTATCCCGACGTGCGCCACGAAGAATTTCAGAACTTCGCCGGCGCCGGCTCTCTGGGCAGGCACTTTCACCAGCACATCCGAAAATTCCCGAGCACGAGAGTGGCATGACCCCGGCCCCGGCTAATATCGTCCCCTTCCCGCATCGCTGCGATGAAATGTGCTGCCCAATGGCAAGCACAATATCGGCGCAAGGCAAGGCTATCACCGACCTTGAGCGCTGGCAGGACAAACAGAACGGATCGCTTCAGCGGATCGAAGGCAAGGTGGACAAGCTCCAGTTCTGGATGATGACCGCTGCGGCTGGAGGGATGTTCGCCACACTCCTGGCGGCGGCTGGTTGGCTCCTCAAGAAATGACCGAACTGCCTGTTATTCCGCTTCGTGAATACCAGCGCCTCCTGATTGACGATGACTACTGACCGCGGCCTGACGCGGTGCGCTTTGTGCCGTGGAGAAGCCCGCCGCTGCACAGCTTGCCGGGCGGCCTTCGTGCGATACATCCGTCAATGGAAGCGGGCGAGAAGCGGCCCCCGGAGTCTCGCCGGGTTCGAGCGCTCCGCAAAAGCCATCGACCGCAACATGCGCCGGTTTCCGGACTGCCGGATGTGGCTCGATCTGATGCACATCCGGCGCGATCTCTTCGGGCCAGGCCCCATTGGATCGCACTGGTTTATCTGGCTCTCTTACTGATCCGCCCAAATTTTTGCCGATATACCCCGGCATGAAGAGATTGAACGCAGCCCTCCTCTCCCTCCTGGCGCTCTCCGCGAGCGCGTTCGCAACCACCTACCAACACACCTTTACCGGCGGCGTCACGTCGGGAACGATCCTCAACAGCGATTCGCACATGAACACGCCCTATATCGGCGTGGCTGCCAAAACCAGCACTGGCGTGGTGCTGGACCGCAAAGCCGGGCAGTTCTCGTGGACGATTGACGGCTCTTACAACGTGTCCCTGACGTTTCAGAACCCGTTCACGGGCACCGTGGAACTGAGCGGCCCGTTATCCGACACCACGGCATCGACCGATTTCAAGTTGACTTCGAGCGGTGCGCTGAGCGCGGTCCTCTGCTCGGCCTGCGATACCGCCTACGCCATGCGAGACTACCAGAGCTTCAACTGGCAGATGAGCGGATCTTCCAAGTTCGTGATCTACAGCTATACCGGCATCACAACCTACACCGTCAACGTCTACCTGACCCCGACCGGCATCGTGTGGGTGATTCCAACCGGCATGAACGCTAGTTGCTCGGGCCAAAGCTGCACGGTATCCGTCAACACCCCTTCCAACGGCATTCAGATGGGCTACGGGACGCTCAGCTCGACCGATAACGCCGGGTTCATCAGCATCACCGACACGCGGCCCTCGCAGTTCCAGTAGAAATCTGCCGATAAACCCTAAGAAGTGCGCCCGGTGCTCCTCCTCGCCGTGCGTAGCTGTCCCTTGACCGGTTACTGATGGCGAGTCAGTAGGGACGGCCCTGTTACCGGGTGCAGGCAAAACCACCCGGCTCAATCTGCCCGATAGGGCGGAACCCATGGCGGCAGATACTCGACGTGTCGAAATCGAAATGCTCGGTGGCGGTATATAGCTCTCGCGGACGAAGCTTCACCACCCGGCGCGGAGCACGGCGGCTTGCCTCTCGCGGGCTGGCAATATGGCGGACGGACGGCAGCCTTGAAATGATCGAGGCGGACCACCGGTTTGAATGCGAAGCGACCACCCCGCAACCGCCGAAGCTTCTGGTGCTTGAAGGCGTGCGGGATTCCGGCATCGAATGTCCATTTCTGCAATGGCCTCTGGCGGCATGATCCTCGATAACAGCCGTCACGAGAAGTTTGCCCAGCTCGTCGCCTCGGGCAAGGAAGCAGGCCCGGCATACGTGGCAGCCGGATTCAGCCAGAATGGGGCGGATCAGTCAGCGCACCGGCTACTCAACAAGCCCGCAATTCAGGCGCGGGTCCGGGAGTTGCAGTCGGAAATTTCGACCCAACTGAAGGACTCGACCATCCGGGATGTGAACGCGCGGGTGGAAGCGCTCCACGAGCGATGGGAGCGGGTGAAAACGCAGCTTGCCCGTTATGAGCCGCTGGCCGAAGAGCATCCCAAGCTCTACCTCGGATTGCTGAGAGAGTTGCGGGCCATCGAAGAGCAGGCGGCCAAGCAGCTCGGGCAGTGGCAGGAGAAGAGCGCGGATGTGAACCTCGCGGCCCAGTTGAATCTGACGGTCACGTTCGTGAAGCCGGATGGATGCGCAGTTTCCCGAGAAGCTTGAATTTCTCTTCGAGCCGCATCGCTACAAGGTGGCGTACGGCGGCCGCGGCGGGGCGAAAAGCTGGAATTTCGCGCGGGCGCTGCTGATCCTCGGAGGCCGGAAGCCGCTGCGGATTCTGTGCGCCAGAGAGACGCAGAAGTCGATTTCCGATTCAGTGCATAAGCTGCTGAGCGATCAGATTCAGCTTTTGGGATTGCAGAGCTTCTACGCCATCGAAAAAGCGCGGATCACGGGCGCCAACGGAACCGAATTCATCTTCGCCGGGCTGAAGCACAACGTTTCGAATATCAAATCGGCCGAGGCGGTGGATATCTGTTGGGTGGAAGAGGCCCAGACGGTAAGCCGTCACTCGTGGGACACGCTGATTCCGACGATTCGAAAAGACGGCTCGGAAATCTGGATCAGCTACAACCCCGACCTGGAGACGGACGCCACTCACCAGCGGTTCGTTGTGAACCCACCTCCGGGCGCAATGGTGGTCAAAGTCGGCTGGTCTGACAACCCCTGGTTTCCGGCAGTGCTGCGACAGGAAATGGAACACGACCGCGCGACGGACCCGGATAAATTCGCGCATGTCTGGGACGGCCAATGTATCAACATCATGGCCGGCGCGATTTACGCCAACGAGCTGCGGGCGGTGGACAGGGAGAACCG